GTTGCACCTACAATTACGGGTGTTGAATTAACTTCTGCAATTACCACTCCAGGCACCTCTGTTTTTGTAACAGGTGTATCTGCAACTTCTTCAATAGGAACTTTCTCTATCTCTGGTGATAACAATCTAACAATTGTTGTAACTGAACAAGGTCTAGTATCTAGTGCTGGAACTTTACCAATAACTATAGATGCATCTCCACAAATCATTACCTCTTCTTTAGGATCTTCAACTATTACTGGAGACTCAAATGTAACTCTTACAGGTAACGCATCTACAGTTTCTCTTGGAGATGAGGAAGCTTCAGGATCTGCTCCTGTTACTGTAACAGGTAATGCGCTAACAATAGAAACAAATCTTGGAGCTGATGTAACAGGTGGTGCTATTGTTTCACCTACAGGAAATGCATTAACCTCAAATCTTGGAGATGCTGGGCAAGAAACTAGTTATGAGGCGCCAAGTGTGTCTATGACTTCGGCTGTTGGTGACGTAAATATTCGTATAGATGTAGCCTTTACAATCACTGGCAATTCTGTTACTAGTAGTCTTGGTAATTTACAAGGCACCTTCTGGAGCCAAGTAGACGACTCAAACAGTGGAATAAGTTGGACGGAAGTTCACAAAGCTGCATAAAAAAAGTTTTGACAAACTTTAAAATAATCATTAAATTTTAAATTAGGAGATTAAATGGCATCAACATTTTCGACAGGTTTAAGAATAGAACTTCAAACCACTGGGGAAAATTCAGGAACTTGGGGTACTATTACTAACAATAACTTTTCTCAAGTATTTGAGTTTGCTATTGCTGGTGTTTATGCAAAAACTCTTTCTGGAACAGGACCAACAACTTTAACGAATGCAGATGGTCCACAATCTCAAGCTAACAACGAAGCAAGACAAAACCAAATTATTTTTTCTGGAACTATTTCTACTACTCACATTGTACAGTTTCCAGCTACACAAAAAACTTACGGACTTTATAACAACATTGCAGGTGGCGCTGATATAACTGCAAGACTAGGCGCTTCTGGAAACACAGTAACAATTACAAATGGTAAATACAGATTAGTTTCTACTGACGGAACTAACTGGTATGATATTTTTACACTCGCTGGTTTAGGTGAGGCATGGATTAAGAAGACAGCAGATTATACTGCATCAGCAGGCGATAATATTTTTGTTGATACAAATGGAGGAGCGGTTGCTATAACTTTACCAAGCTCCGCAGCTATTGGTGATCAAATAAAATTTATTGATGCAGAAGGAACTTTTGCAACTCATAATTTGACTGTAAATAGAAACGGTCATAGAATACAAGGTTCTGAGGCTAATTTAACAGTATCAACTAGTGGTTCTGGCTTTGCGTTGGTGTATAACGATTAATTATGGCTAACTTACAAGATATAGTAAACAGAAGTGAAGTAGGGGCTATTAAGCCTTGGACAAAAGCAACAGCTCCAGATGGATATTTGTTATGTGATGGCTCAGCCGTTTCAAGAACAACATACGCTGATTTGTTTGCTGTAATTTCTACTACGTATGGTGCTGGTGATGGTTCAACAACTTTTGCTGTACCAAATCTACAAGGTAAGATGCCACAAGGTTTTGACGGTAACACATACAATTTAGCAGGAACAGGTGGAGCTAACACAATTACTGTTGCTGTTACTAATAACCAAGCTGCTACAAGCACAACTACACAAGCTGTAACTGTAACAGGTAGTATTTCAAACACTTCTTTAACCACTGCTCAATTGGCTACTCACAACCACTTAAGAAGAAAATTTGGTGGTACTCACGGTAACCAATTTAAAATGACACAGTTTACCACTAACAATACTGGTGAGAACGGTGGTAGTGAAGACGTTATTCAAAACGCAGGATCAGGAACTGGTCATAACCACTCTCATACTTTATCTGGAACATTGACTGGTAATATTACAACTACTTTAACTGGAGCTGTCACTGCTTCAGGAACTAACTCTTTCTCACCTTATGTGGTGGTTAACTATATAATTAAACACTAGGAGATTTTGAATGGCTACACAAATTGTAATCGCTAACAAAGAATCAATTTTCTTGGACAATACTTTTTTTATTGCATGGGCAGATAAAGGTAAAAACTGGGTTGATGCTTGGACTCCTGATACTATTCACTATGTTATTTGGAATGACTTACCAGGACAAAATGAAATTCAAAATAAAGATGCAGATGGTAATATGACTGGAAACACAAATTTAAATGCTACTAGTGATGCGGTTGGATCTACTACAATTGCTGATTTATTAACGTGGGGTGAAACTAGAAAAGGTCAAATAGAAGCTGCGCAAACAGCTCACTCTAATGCAGTTGACGCTGGCACTGCTACCGATAGTGAAACTTGGAGAGATTACGATCCTAATTTTTCGTAATTATTTATAACTCTTTTTATTCCAAAACATTTTTTTGTACTTATCAACCCATGAGCTTTTAATCATGTTGTGCGTTTTCACATGTAGCTTCTCTAAATAAAACCCAGACCATTTCTTCCACGACTCTCGTTTAAAAGGTATTACTTGAATCATTGCTTCACCTTTTTTTATTCTAAATGATTTATCTGTTTTATTTAAAATAAAAGGAAAATTTATTGTGTTGATGTAAACGTCGGTATCAACAACTCCTGATAAAACTTCAAACCTATTTTCAAATCTGTTTAGGGGTTTTACAAACAAACAACTGTAACCTGGCGGTGTCTTAATAAGCCATTTATTCATAAACTTACCAGCATTCTTTTGTCCTTTCATGAAACTTTGCCAAGCTTTAGGCAGCTGATAATCTTTGTGAAAAGAAACATCATCATTATTCATGTTTGATGGTAAGATATCAAACTCATCTCCAGCAGGACTTATTATGTAATCCTGATCAAAAGGTATAATATATCCTGCTGTCATGGAATCTAAAAAAGGTATGCAAGCTTTTACTGTAGCTCTAAACTCTTCACCATAAGCAAACTTTTCTAACTTCTTGTACTCATCTGGTAAGAATCTAGATGCTGGTTGTGGATGCGGCCATATATCAAGCATCGTTTCATCTACTGCACAAAATGTTATTTTTTTATCAGTGAACATGTTCTTTTAAAATAGGATAACTTACTTCAAAATTAGCTGCAAGAGTTATTCTTTTATGATCTGTAAGGTTAGGTGTGGTTGAGTGATGAAGACCACCATCAAACATCAGACACGTCCCATCTTTTACTTTTATATCTACAATTGAATTATTAAAGGTATTGGTGTCATCTCTTTTCATTAAAAAACATTTTTTATATTCTTTATTTATTAAAAAAGACGTATTAGATTTTTCAACGTCTACAAATAAAACTAATGAAAAATGATTGTTGTGACAGTGTGGCATAGCCATTTGATTCTTCGCATACCAATTAATCCAAAGATCAGTTAATTTTATTTTTGGCACGTCAAAATTTTCTGATTCTACAAATGATTGAATTATTTGAATAAACTCTTTTGATATGTTTAACATTGATGGATACTTTAAATGTGTGTCCCAAGCTGTTCTCTTTGCTTGCACATTAGATAAAAACTTTAAATCTGTAGAGTGTTTGTGTAAATCATTATCCTCCACTTTAACAATTTCGTTTATTTCTTTTTTCCAAAAATTAAAGTTTGGCATCTCAAAGGAATAAATCTCTTCTGTAAATATTGCATGTTTTAAAATGTTAATTGTCATCTACAATAAAATTAAAAGACATAGATCTTCTTGTTGGATCTTCATCATTTGTTTTGTAAGGAGATACAAAATGCTGATGTGATGCTTCAAAGATATA